TCCGCATCATATACAGGTCAGAAACCAGAAAGGGATTGTGAGGAGCTATATAAACTGGGAGTGGCAGCAGTTGACCAGCAAAGAAGGAATGGAAGGCGTAGAATCATGGCGCAGGAAGGGGTAAATAATGATTGAAAAAGAAGTATGCCTGATGTGCGAAAACTATTCTGAAGACACAAAATGTGATCAGCATGATAGCTGTAAGCTCATGGCGGTGCTAAAAGAGAATCGGGCACTAAAGAAAAAAGTAAGCCAGTTGAAACGCCAATTGGATGAATCAGAACTGAAACGATCATACATGGTAAATCCAAGTGCAATTGGATACCGTAATGATATGGGGTGGTAAAGGAGAAAAAAATGGGAAAATTGTCAAGAAGAGATATGGAAGAGTTAAGAGAAGCCTGCAGCTACGATTGCGGATATACCGATACAGAAGAGGTTGTAAAAGATATCACAGCGCAGGTTCTTGAAGAATTGGATTCGGATACAACATATGGAGATGAGGTTGGGCTGGTAGACAGCGACAGAGGAGAAGAATTTACAACACTGGATGACTTTGTGAGAATCTTCTGGGATAAGGCAGTAGAAAAGATCCTGAATGTTGTAGAGACACAGGGGAGGTAAGAATATGGAAAACAGAGAATTAAAAGAATATCTTGCAGAATTTGCCGATAATGCACCAGTGAGCATTATTATGGCAAACCCAAAAAAAAAGAAAGCTATATATTCCGGAAGAACTTTTTATGTTAAGAGATGAAAAAATAGGACAACCGGTGCTTTGCATCCAGATCGCAGAAGAAAGAGAGATGAAGGAGGATGAAATAAAAGCAGCTGAAGAAGATGAAAAGAGGGAAAAGTAAGAGATTAAATTTCCGAAACTTTTATTTTTCAATTTCCAAAAGAAGAGGAGGCTGAAGATGAATAATCAACAAGCAATAGATAGATTAGTGAAACATCTTGAATGGGGCTGGACTGAGGAAACAGTAGAAGCCATTGAAATGGGGATACATGCACTAAAAGAAACACAGTGGATTCCATGCAGTGAGAAGATGCCGGAGGATAATACGGATGTAATTGTATGCTTTTACAGCGGAACAGTAACAGAGATGAGATATTGGGGAAATGGAATCTTTCAAGGAATCTATGAACACACGGCAAAAACAATTGTTGCCTGGATGCCGTTGCCGGAACCTTATAAAGGAGAATGATATGAGCGAATTAAAACCATGTCCTAGATGTGGAACGAAAGCATATCTTTCAAGAGATGTAGTAGACGGATTTTATTTCGGATGGTCGGCTGGCTGTCCGAGATACTGCCACTACGATGGAATACATGGAACAACAATAGATACGTCCGAGGAAGATTGCTATGCGGTACACGGAGCGAATTCCAAAGAGGAAGCT